AAAAAACCTTGGTCTTTCTCATCAATGCCTATATTACAAAAAGAAAATTGGCAGTCAACTATAGGTTTAGGAAAATCTTTAACTGTTGATGCTATAAAAAGTGTTGGTCAGTCTCTAGGCAGAGTTTTAGACCCAAGAAAAATTTATACTGAAGATAATAAATCGCTTAAAACAAAACTTCTTGAAGCAACAGGAGACGCTTTTAATGTTGGTTCTTTAGGCCTTGGTCCAACAGTAGCGCCAGTAGCATCAAAAGGTTTATCTCAGATTGGTAAAGTAATTAGTAATGCAAAACAAGATGTTGCTTTTATTAAAGATGTTCGTGGATTACAAAAAACTGCAAAAGAAGCAAAAACAAAAAATACAAGTATTGATTCTATCATTAAACAAAATACTAAAGAAGACGATACATTAAATGATGTAATGGGTGCTTTATTAGGTGAAACAAAGATAAATAGAAACCCACTTCTTGATGTTTTAAGAACTAAATCAGGATATGGATTTCAGAGACTACCAAAAAATGTAATGAGTCCTGTAGAAGAAAAATTTGCAAAAGCACAAACAGCAATGGCAAATGCTGGACAAAATCCGTTTATAAATGATAAATTACAAAGAGTTGATATAAATCAATTTATGTCAAGAAGTCTTCCATCTTTACAAGATGCAACTATTGCATCTATGTCAACAAAAAATATAGTTGAACAAGTTAGAGAAAGAGTTGGAACAGTTGTAAGAAGTTCCAGAGATAAAATAACTGATGAGTTTGGTAATTTTACTGGTGATGCAAATGCCATTCAAAATTTTCAAAAATTAATATCAATGGAAGCATCTGCAAATAGACTTGAATCTGTTTCAAAAGTTTTAGACTTTTTCCCAAGTGTAGGACAAAGTTTATTAAGCAAGATGCTGCCTGAACCTAAAACAGTTGTTAATGCAGCAGGAAAATCAATGCCACTAAAATCAAAGGGTGGAAGATTACTAGATAAAAATGCTGGACGATTCACTCTTGAAGCAGAAAAAGAAGCACTTGATATGGAATTAGAAGATTTGTGGGCAACTTTGGATTTAGATGCAGATTCGTTATCTGTGGCAGAAACTAAATCAATAAAGAATAGAATAGCAACACTTGAATCACGAAGCCAATTAATTAGAGAAAAAGTTAATAAAGATATATTCCTTCCTCAATATGAAAAGTTTCTTGGAACTTTACCAGAGTTCAAAAAAATAGAAGACTTTAAACCAGATTTAAGTTTACCAACAGAGGGTGCCGATCTTAATCTTCATAGCAAGGGTGCAAAATGGATGAAGTTAAAAAATAAACAGAATACCCCATCTTTTTGGTTAAAAGCATTATTTGGTCCTAATGTAAGAGATTCTAATCTAGAGACAATATCAAATGAACTTTTTGGTTCAAAGTTTGCAGGTTTATTTAAAGGTATAGAAGCACCAAAAAATATAGTAGTTGCAGATAAAAATGAAATGCTGTTATATCTTGCAAGTCAAAGAACTGGTTTAAAAGATGCTTTGGTAGATACAAGAGAAACAATGTTGCCATATCCACCAAAAAAACAAGTGCTAAATACTCCTTTAGCAGACTATTTTGCACGTAATCCATTTGCACATCCGATGACTGGTAAAAAAACATCAATGCCAGAATCATTAGATAGAACCTCAAGTTTAGTAAAAACATCTATACTTGCCGATATATTGCAACATAGCGATGCACACCTTGGAAATATTGGATTTAATGATGCTACAAACAAATTTGGATTATTTGATTTTGAAAGTATTTTAGAAATTTTACCATCCAAAAAAGGAATAACGTCAGATGTTTTAAAACGTTTAAAGGAAGCACAATCATTTGGAAAAAATATAATTGGATCAAAAACTTTTCAAAATAAAGATCTTCAAGGTGCTACTTACGATTCTATTAAAGAAATGTTTGCTCAACTTAGAGGATTGACTAAAGATGATTTAGCAAAAATGCTAGATGAGTCTAATATGTATGTTGTTGAAGATAAAATTAAAAAAATTTTTAGTAATACAGATATGCTGGCTGATCAAATTCAAAAATCATTACCAGGCATAGGAAAGTTAAAAAATGGCGGATTAGTTAATTATTTTGCAAATGGAGGGTATGCAAGAGGAACAGACACAATTCCTGCAATGCTATCTGCTGGAGAATATGTTGTACAGAAAAAAGCGGTAGATACAATAGGCCTTGATAATATGAATAAAATTAATAAAGGACAACTCCCAAGCAACAGCAATTCGTTGTATAATTATAACCTTAGCGTTAATGTGTCTAATAGTAATGCTAATCCAAACGATATTGCAAGAACTGTGATTAACCAAATTAGACAAATTGATGCACAAAGAATTAGGGGTAATAGATAATGGCAACAGCAGCATATATTCAAGGTCGTAAAAGATACACAAGGCCACAGGCTATCATATGGTCAGAAAATGCTGGCACCTTAGATTCTAGTGGTATTTATGTACCAACTGGTCAAGAGGTTGGTGCAAATCCTTTATTAACAACTGGCGGAACAAATCAATTTTTAATTCTTTCAGATCACAATAGAAGTGCAATACAATTTAAACCAGAAAGAATAGAACAAAGACAAAGAATGATTAATGGAAATATGAGATCTCATCATATTGCAGATAAAATGACTATTAATTTTTCTTGGTCTAATCTGCCATCTAGAGCATTTTCTTCAGTTGCAGATTTTGACTCAAATGGAAAATCTAGTTTAACTGGTCAAAATGAATACACTGCAGATGGTGGGGCAGGTGGAGTAGAATTACTTGAGTGGTATGAAACTCACAAAGGTCCTTTTTGGATGTTCTTGTCATATGACAATTATAGAAATTTTGGAACAGCAGAATCTGCATATTTACATTTAACAAATTACAGCGAAATTGTTCAAGTTTATTTTTCAGATTTTAGTTATGACGTTATTAAAAGAGGAAGAACCAATCATGACTTATGGGATATTTCTGTTTCACTGGAAGAAGTATAATGTTTGAAAACACAACCTTAAAAAATCATTTTCAAAATTCACCAACTATTCAGTCTCGTGCAAAAATAATTGCTGAGTGGAATATGAATATGCCAGATAATATTTTTAAACTTGGTAATTATAGGTATAGACCACAAAGTAGTGATACAAGATATTTAACAATTCAATCAACATTTGATCAAAACGATGTGGGTGGTTTTTATACTGGTGCCACTGATGCAGATATAGTAGTTGATGGTGGAGTAGATAATGAAGAAACTCCAATTAGATATACTGCAACAAGACAAAAATATAACTTATATTATTCATTAGAAGATTGCATTAAACCTTTTAGACCAAGGTCTGGAATTAATAAATGTTTGTATATACCTGGAAGATATTTACAAAACTTTAATACTGATGCTTTAGATAATCAAGGTATTTCTTTTACACAAAGACCAAGATATTATATGCCAACACGAAATGATGAGTTTAGATATTGGACATCATATAGAACAGAAAAAGAATCTTCTTCTTCAGCAAATACAACTGAACGAGGAGTTGCCAACAGACAAGTTGGAAATTTATTTTATATTGATGACGCTGCGCCCTTTGTTGTATACAAAACAGTAGTTCCAGCAAATAGGTTAGTATTAAAAATGCAAACCAATGTTGGTACCTCAAATCTTGGTCCTTATTCTGGAACAAACGGTTCTTTTCAAGATCCATTTTATGGTGATTCAAATAAAACTGTGCCAAAAATATGGAAGATTCAGGTTCTTAAAGGAAACCAGTGGGTAACAGTACAAGATATTAATTTAACTTCAACACGACCAGACGGTTCTGCAATTGTAAAAGAAGATGGTTATGTAGAATTGTCATATGGATTAAAAATACCAGATGCTTTTAAAAATAGATTTATACATGCAGAAGTAATATCTTCAATAAATTTATTGCCATTAAAATCAATAGATGGATATGCTTACTTGTTAGTTTCTAGCAATTCAGATAAAGGTATATATTATATATGGAATGAAACAACTGATCAATACGATACTTTTGTTCCAGAGTATTCTTGGTTTTTAGCAGATGAATCATTAGATCAAACAAAACATTTTGTTACAGATTTAATACCAAGTGTCAATACTGGACTTATGAATATTTTTGGACCAGTTGTTAGTTCAAATAATGAAACAACTAGTGGCGAAGTAAAGTATCAAACGTTTATTGAGCCAGCAACAAATGAAAGGGTATACAGAGAGTTTAGTTTTATTAGAGGAATTAGAATAGTTATAGATACAATGAATAAGTTTGGTTCTACTTTTGACCTTATAGAATTTTCTCCAAGGCTATTGGTTGATATTTCTAACCAAACACTTAACTATAATATAACAAAGTCTTTGGGAGATCTTGGATCAAACGCTCTTCCAATTGGACAATTACTTGCCTCAAACGGATCTATGACTGTTTTTGATGAAGACCAAGTTTTTAATGAAAATAATATTAATAGTATAATTTCAAAATTTGTTCGTAAAAATATAAAATTTACATTTTATGAAAATATTATGAATGTTAATGGTTTTGATTATTTGATTCCTGTAAAAACTTTATATTCTGAAGGATTTCCACAAGCAGATATAACTGGTGGAACTATTTCTATAGAACTCAGAGATTTTTATTTTTATTTTGAATCAATGCCAGCGCCACAACTTTTTATAACAAATGTTTCTTTAAGTTATGCAATAGGACTATTGTTAGACTATGTTGGTTTTACTAACTATATTTACAAACGTATTCCAAATGAAATTGAGCCAGTTATTCCATATTTTTTTGTAGGACCAGATAGAAATTTGGCTGAAGTCTTAAATGATTTAGCAGTATCTACACAAACAGCAATGTTTTTTGATGAGTATAACAATTTTGTTTTAATGAGTAAAAATTATTTAATGCCAACAAACACATCAAATTTAACAATATCAGCAACACAAACATCTAGATTGACACCAACATATGAATTAGTTGGATCTGAGGTTTTATCTCCAGTATCAGAAATTGTTATTAGTACAGATGATGGGCAAGGACCCACAAGAACAGAAGATGAAGTATTAGATGCTGGATTTTATGATACCGAATCATGGACTGTAAACTTAGGAAATGGAAGTCCTACACTAATAGAGAATACAGCACAAGTAATTCAAAATAAATTAATTCCTGGTAAAAAACTTGCAAATATTATTGCTATTGCCTCTAAAGATAAAAAAATTTATAATGATGGAAAAATAACATATTCTTCTAAATATATTGAAAAGGGATATAGAGGTTTAAATAATGAATCAGATTATACAAGTAAAGAAAATATAAGATGGATATACAAGCCATCCTTACTATGGCAAGTTGCTGATAGACAAGAATTAAAAGAACAAAGTAAAAGTGATGGATATACACTATCTGCTGTTGTTTTAAATTCAGATCTTTCTAATGTTCCTCCAACCGTTGTTAATGGTCAAATAATAAACAATGTAATAGATATTGGAGAAAGTGCATATTTAGGAAATGTTTGGATTAGTGATGAATTAGAGTATGATTATTATTTTAATAAATTGCCATATAATGGAAAAATTTATAGCACTGGTAGAGTAAGAATTTTTTCTGAGCCAGAATATGATAATGCTGGAATAAAAAATGGGCCAGTAGCAAAACATGGAAGATCTCAATTTGGAACACCAATAACTTCTCATCCATCTGGACTTTCTAGCCACTGGACAGATATTAATAATAGAAGAGGTTGTGAAATGCAATCTCAATATTTGTTTGGTTCTCAAACTTTTAGTGGTACACTTGTTGCTGGAGCAGCAGGTATAAAAAATGATTTAGCAAAAAAGTCAACTATAAATGGAATTGTTAAAAGATATCTTTCTCAATCTGAATTAACTGAAACAGAAGTTTTAAAAATTGATAAAATTGATCCTTCAAAAAATAAAGGTGTAGTTCAGTCTTCTGCTCTTGTTCTAAAAGGCCCAAATTTTGGTGCGGATGATCCTAAACAAATTAACTTTATATCTTATGTTTATAAACCAACAGAAGATAGATTTAAACATTTTGGTACAAGGATGAGAATTATTGGTGCTAATGCTGGACAACAAAAAGATGAAAGTGGACAAATTATTGTCAATACAGTTCTTTTAGATGGTACAACATACTATCAATCAGATACAACATCTCCAAATCAAGGAACAAATGTTTCTGGAAATTCTGGAGGAATTGCAGTTTTACTTAATTCAGAAACCAACAATGGATATTATTTTGAAATTATCTCTTTAGATGGTGGTTCAGACAAAGAACCAAATCTTATTTTTTATAAAATTAAAAAAGATAATGCTAACACAAATGCAATTCCAGAAGTTTTATGGACGGGCTATTCAAATATAATTTCTGATAGTGGAAACTTTGTTGGTCTTTCAAGAAAATTTTCAGAAGAATTTCCAAGTGTCTATGATTTAGCAGTAGAATATATAGATAATATTAATAACACTAATGATAGAAGATTTTTCTTATATATTAATAATGTTTTAGTTGCAACAATAGACGATACAAGTCCATTGCCTAAATATAACAATATTGCATTGTTTACTCGTGGATCTTCAAAATGTATGTTTGAAAATGTATACGCAATTACTGAAAATTATTCACAAAACACTGGGTCTTTTTTAACTGAGCCAATGGGAAGTATTTTTGGTGGAGACAAAGTAAATTCAAATCAAGCATTAAGAAAATATGCATTAAGCGGTATTTTCCAACAAACATATTTGTCTGGAATTAGTTCTAACGAGTTGCCAAAATTTAATTTATATTATGATGAATTTGGAACAATTATGAGAGAATGTGCATACTTTAATATAAGATTTGATAATGCATATCCAGCACTATCTGCAAAAATTATTCAAACTCCAGATAAAGTAAAAGAATATGTTGTTTCTGGATTTGAGGCAAATGCATATGGAGCAGAATTTTTAGTTTTTAATTCAACAGATACCTTAATGGCAATTGGCACAAATTCTTATAATTTTTTAAATATTTTAGGAATTGCATTTACACAAGATAGCAGCAACACATTAAGTGTTGATGATTATTTTAAAAAGAAATCTAGTTTTTCAGATCCTGAATTAAAAGGTGACGGAACAATAATAAATCCATTATTTCAAAAAATTATTTATGATCAAATTAAAATAAGTAGAATGACATACGGTAAAAATGAATTTGCTATTCAAAGCGATTATATTCAAAATCAAGATATGGCAGAAGATTTAATGGGATGGGTTATTAACAAATTAATGGTTCCTAAAAAATCTGTTGGAATTAAACTTTTTTCAACACCAATATTGCAATTAGGAGATATTGTTTCAATTGATTATAAAAATAGTGACGGTATTGATTTAATTGCTTCTGAAGATGCTAGATTTTTAATTTATAATATAGAGTATGAAAGATCAAATTCTGGACCAGACATGACAGTTTATTTGAGTGAGGTGTAGCATGTCATATAATTATGATGAAAGTACGTGGGATATTGTCGCAGCAGCCCTGCAAATGGCAAACAATAATCCAGTAACTTCTGGATATGATTTTGATAATCCTGGATATACTGGAAGTCCTCCCATAGTAGTTAATCCAACACCTGAAACCACGTACTTTCCACCAAATGAAAGTGGACCAAGATATGATGGATCATCTGGATCCAATTTGGTTGTAAGTTCTCCAGTAAAAATTGCAACACCACAATATGTTAATTTTAAGGAAGAATAACTTGTTCCCATTTCAGAGACAGAAATAGTAGATTTATTTTATGAACAACTTAATGGACAAGCGCTTATTCTTATAAATAATAGAAATTTTATTAACACTGGCACGTTTCTTTATCAACCAGTTGTAAACATTTCTGATTTTGTAAGAAATTATGATCCTAAAAAATTAATTCCAATTCAAGAAACATCTGACACATTTTTTTCTAATTTCCCAATCAATCTAGATGATAAAATACCCAAAACTCCAACTTCAGGAGTTTTGAATGGTCCAAATGTATATATTGATTCTATAGGAAATATAGTTATTGAAACTAAAGATATGCGGGTAGATGAAAGAGTAGAAATTCAAGTGCTTTTAAATGGTACAATATATCAAGATGACTTAGACTTGGAGATATCCTAAAATGATAACCGAAAACGGTAAAGAAATAGTTGCAAAATATATGCTAGGAACAGCACCAGCATATGCATCATATATGGCATTTGGGTCTGGAGCCAAGCCATTAAAATCTACAGACTCTCATGATTTTAATGCTTATTCGGATAAAGAAACATTAGATTTTGAAATGTTTCGTGTTCCAATCTCTTCAAAAGGATATGTTTTAGAAAACGGAATAAATAAATTAGTTTTTACATCAGAACTTCCAAGCCAGGAAAGATATGAAATTACAGAAATTGGTATTTATTCTGCTGGAAGCAATCCTTCTGCTGCAGGATTTGATAGTAGAAATATTGTTTTGTTTTCTCAAGAAGAGAGTTGGCAATATGTTACAACATCAACACAAAATATTCCATTAATTACTCTTCCATTAGATTCTGGAGATGATAATGAAATAGATGTTGTACAAGATGTTTTCCAAGCAAGTTCAGATATCTGCATATCATATTGCAAAAACTGGCCTATCATTAAACCTTTCACAAAATTCTTTATCAGATAAAATTAAAATATCATTTTCTTTAGTAAATAAAACGGCAGCAACATCTCTTTCAACTCCATATGATAATCCAGATAAAGTAAAAATTATTGTTGACTTTATTAATACATCAACAAAAAAGGCTAGACTAGTGTGTAATGTAAATTCAACAGATACTGGAATTGCATTTTCTTCAAATAGATATTATGTAATTACAAAAAATATTTCTGATTGTATTCAAGATGATGGATTTACTTGGGCAGATGTAACCTCAATGAAAATTTATGCGTGTGTTGTAGATAACAATGCTTTGACTGGTGATTATTATGTTGCATTAGATGCAATTAGAGTTGATAACATAACATCTCAAAATCCTTTATATGGTTTAGTAGCATACACCGTAGTTAAAAATACTCCTGGTCAGCCAATATTAAAAGCAACAAATACAAATAATTATGTTGAATTTAGAATGGCTTTAGGTATAGAATAATGGTAGATCGTAATATTAAAAAATCTATTATTGCAAAAAATTCATTACCAGAATTTAGCGGGGCAACTGGAAAATACAAACTAAGATATAGAATAATTTCAGAAGATAGAAACAGAACCTCTCATTGGTCTAAAATAAATGATTTAACAGTTCCTTCTGTAACTCAATTAAACACATATGAACTTGTTGTTCAAGAAATAAACCAGCCTGGAGATAAAAAAATACATGTTGCTCAATTGTGGTGGGTTCCAAATTCATCATATTTGTTTAGCACTTTTGATATTTATATTGCTACAAATAAAGCAGTTGGTGAACCAGTAGTTGCAGATTATTCTTATTATGGTAGGGTATCTGTTCCACAATTTTCTACTGTTTTTGATGATGACGTAATAGATAATTTTAGTATCATTGTTCATTCTCCTACATATGATAAGATTATAAATTCTAATCACATACTAGTTAAAACAACGAAGCATGTGGTATAATTAAATATTATGCCACAATTACCATTACCACAAAGAGGTCAGCCATTAGATGTATCATATCTTTATCAAATGGCTAGTACAATTAATGATTTAGTTGTTCAGGTTTCTCCAACAAATTCAAACAATGTTAAGATAAAGCCAGTGACA